CTTTAAATTTTTCATTCCATTCTTTATCGTTTTTTTTAGTATGATAATATTGACGTTGAAATTCATTATACTGGTCTTTATTCTTCTCACGATAATTCATAATTGCTTTTTTAACGGCAGGTGTATAATAAGTTTTACTCTCTTCCATAATTATATATATACTATATATAAATATTCTAATATCTTTAACTACTTTTTAAGATAATTTAAAAAATCTTTCTTTTAAAATTTTATCATTCGTTTTAGTATCAATAGACCACGAGTTTAAAAAATCATCATATCGCTCATCAATATCGCACTTACAATTCTTTTTTTTACCACATAATTGATAAGTAAAGAAGTAATCACAAAGAATACAATACCTACCGCAGTTCTCACTATTAACATCTTGAATTTGTCTATTAGAAAAGGCAAAAGGAGCAAAGGGTTTTAAAAAATCTCTAACTTGCTCTGGCGGACTAATACCAAAACTATCAAAGTAAATTGCTTTACCATTACGAAATATACGAGCAAAAACCCAGTGAGTTCCATTACCTTTATCGTGGTCTTCCATATTAATATAATAACTACCAACTGCTCGTTTTTGAGGTAATTTATCCTTACTAAATACACCTATAATAGGAAGTTTAAGTTCGTTTGCTATTTCTTCTATATCAAAATTAGTAATCATAATATATTATAGTCTTATTATTATATTTTAATAAGACAACGACCTATATTTTTTTTTGATTTAAAAGTTAAATCGTCAGGAACTAAACAACCTTTACCAGATATTTTTTTGAGTTTATTAATAGGTATATATAGGTGTTCCTTATCATCATTATACGGAGTGTATGAATTTGTATTATTAATATAATTATGTTTTTTAACAGCATCGTAGCCACCTATATCATCATAATTTTCTTGCGTCAATTCCCATTCATAAAATCCATCTAAAAAAGCAAATAAAAAAAAGTATCTTTTATTAGAAGTATCTTTACTCCATTCTTCAACTTTATTAAATCCTATCATAGTTGTAGGATAAGTATTAAATTCGTTATTTCTAGACTTCAATTCAACATAATAATTATCATTAACCCAGTCATAAACCTTCCAGTGAAAAAAATTTGATTTACTACCAGTTTTTTTAACACCTTTAAATCTTTCTAAAATATCATTATTATAGTGTTTTTCGTTTAATTCACCCATATAAACATAAGGGTAATTAGAAGGTTTAATAGTTTTTACAAAAGCGGACGATGGTGGTGTTGGAAATTTTTGTGTCATTCCTATATATACTAAATATTTAATAATTTTGAATTTTAAACGAATATCTAATATATTATTCCTAAATATTTCCGTTTTTTAAATATTTTTTAAATAGGCAACATACTACCTAAAACTTGACCTATGGTTGAACCTATAATACCACTACCGTGTTTTGATTTTATAGGATTATAAGATTGAATACTTCTATCAGGTATAAAGGGAGACATAGCAGGACTATTTGAATATTGATAAGGACTACCTAATTGAATTGGATTATCAATACCTTTTCCATACATTCCAGCAGGGTATATACCAGCACCAGCAGGCATAAAACTACCACCTTGTAATTTTCGCTTTGGTATATATTTTTTTGTTGCCCCACCTACTTTCTTTTTTGCGTATGAACTTGCTAAATCAATTGCGACAGGTGCTACTGCTTTACCTACTGATTTTACTACATCTAAAACACCTTCTCCCATAACTTTCTTTTTAGCATAAGAACTTGCTAAATCAATTGCGACAGGTGCTACTGCTTTACCTACTGATTTTACAACGTCAAATAATCCTTTACCAGAAATTTGATTTATTAAATCTTCTCCTTGTTTTAAAGCAACTCTAATACCTTTATTTTTACTAATAGCATTCATAACTTTTTTTGCGGTAGCAGGTAGTAATTTTAAAGCGTCTTTTGCTACATCAGTAACCATACTTGGTTTAATAGTAATTGCTCCACCTTTTTTTAAATTGCGTCTTTGTGATGCTGAAACTTTTAAAGGAATTAATCCACTACCTAATTTATTTTTTGCGAATGAACTTGCTAAATCAATTGCGACAGGTGCTACTGCCTTACCTATTGATTTTACTACATCTAAAACACCTTCACCACTAACAGGAGGAATTTGCCTAACCCTACCGCCTCTTTTTACAGGAGAAGGTGCTAAACTAATACGAGAACGAGCGTGAGGAACATTCATATCTTCCATTATTATATATAAATTATATATAATAATTTTTTTTAAAAAAAATTCTAAACCTACCTTATTATGCTATTAAATTATTAACAAAAAAATAAAACAAAATTTTTTAAAATTCGTTCTAATATTTTACTTCTTACATTACTCTTGCCCCAGTTCTTACATCTACGGTGATTTGACGTTCAAATTCAATAAAGACCATAAAGTCAATAGCGACAGGAGAGTTATTAACACCTGATACTTGAACTGCTTTTGAAACGCCATCTTCACTTGGAATTGAACGACTAGCATTACCATAATAGTATCTGTATAATCCTTCAAAATCTTCAAAACCGATAAGACCAGATGAAAGAGAGGTTGTTAGACCTCCGTTCAATTGATTAGAGCAAGAAAGTTGCTCTATAAAGGTTTCATAATCGTATTGAAGATTATTAATAAATAAGTTTTTACCACTAATTTGAATTTGGAAATTTGAAAGAGAAATAGGGTCAGGAGTTCCACCAGTAGTAGAGAATGGTGATAATAACGATGATGTTGTAACACCAGCAATAGGAGCAGTAGTAGCATAAGTAGAGGCAACGCCGTTTGATGCCTTTGGTAATAGTGGAATTACTAACACACCGCGTATATTTGGTATTCCGTTTGTCACTAGGAATGAAAAAGTAGAACCTGATGATACACCAGTAAAGGAGTATTGGAATAAATCATTATAAATAATTTTCTTTTGCGGTGTTAGTGATAAATATCTTTGCTCTGCTATTGGCGACATAGTGTAAGCAGGAGCATATAATCTAACTGATGTAACAGGAGCAGTAACAGTTGTGCTAAATTGACCTGATAAGAATTGTGTTTTAACAATTGAAAGACCGAACTTAACGCTTTCCGCAGAAGCAGGAGTAGTAGAAATAGGAGTAACTAAATCAGCAGAACCCTGTCCTAAATCCATAGATGAAACCATAAGAGGATTTGTTCCACCACCTCCAAGTATAATAGGAGTTGATGTTAGTGCTACACAACCAGTTTGAGATTGAAGAGTAGAAGAACCAGCAGAAAGAGCAGTTGTGGAAACCGTACCAGAAAAAACAGGATTAGCAAAACCACAAGTAAAATAAACTTGATTTGTATTTAAATAAATTCTCATAGTAGAACCTTTAAGTAGAGGGCACTTTTGAAAGAAGTCAGCAATATCTTTAAGACGAACAACTGCGTCAAAAACAATAGCACGAGTGGTTGATGCCTTTTGAACGTAAGATTGAAAGATTTGATTGTATGCTGATGATGAAGCAACCGAAGTTGTTGCTGTTCCTGATGAACCAGCAAGTAAAGATATTTGATTTGATGTTTGTGAATTTGCTAATGTAGGAACAACAGCAGAACCCAAGTTTGATAATGAGTAATTTAACCAACTCATTCTAGTCGCTAAACCACTATTGTATAATGAACGAATATTATCACTATCAAGTGAAGCACTAGTATTTAAATTAACAGGTAAAAGAGCACTAACACCAATCATAGGTGTAGTATTAACAAGGGCAGCGGTTGTATTAGCAGAAAGAGTAGCAGTAGAAGGAGCACCTCCGACAAAAACTATTGCGGAGATGTAAGTTCCAGCAGTAATACCTGGACCAATAACCATCATACCAACAGTCAAACTACCTGAAAGAGTTGTAATTGCCGTCACAGCAGTGGCAGCAGAAGCACAAACCAAAGAACCAGACCAGTATCCATAAGAAAAAATTTCAACATAAGGAGCAACTCTATTATTACAAAATCCTTGACCTGATGTATTCATAAAGTTTAAAAGAGAACTAGCAGTAGAATTATTGTTATATAACCACGAGCGTGATGTATCAGGACAGAAACCACAGACAGCACCAAAATTTTTAATATCATCACTACTCCAACTAGTTAAATTCTTAAAACTTGAAAATACATTCAAAAAAGGTGTTTGTTGAATGATACTTCCGTTATTAAACTCAACAGACATACTATGAAGTATTTGCCAGTATCCATTCTTCATACCCATCATATAGTCTAAACTATTTGAGGCAGTAATAGCAGTAGCACTACCTTCTGCTTGTAATACTAATGGAATTGCGAGGAATGCTTCACTCCAATTAATATAAGACCCACAATTACTTAAACTAGTTGTGTCTAAAACAATTTGACCTGAATACGAGGCGTTGTTATTATCATTAACATAAAGCCACTGCTTTTCAACAAATTCACTAGAAGTAACTTCCGCGTTAATACTCTCTTCAAAAACAAGACTATCCATTATATATTATACAAAATATATTTTTTTTGTATGATATTGCTAAATTAACGCACCTCAAAATTCCTAAAAGTTGCTCTAAACGTCAAAAGATATATATTTTTTTGGAACTTTTGGTTGAGATATTTTTAAATTACGTAATAAATCGCTTTTTCTTTGTATTTTTCCGTTGTCATAAATTTCAGGAACTAATCCAGAACCCATTATACGACTATGATTTTTTGCTACTTTGTGAGTTTTTGTAATGCCCTTACTTGTTTTTAAACCTGCTCCACTCGTAGTATTACCTAATTTGTGAATATACATAATATATATATATATATATATATACTTTTAAAAAAAAATTCATTACGATATTTAAATATACGAGTTCCTTACCTACCTACTATTTAAAGTATCAACTTCTCCTTCATCTGCTATAATTAACAATATTACTAAATTACTATCTTGTAGGGCAACAGGAAAATTTCTTTGGTCTAAAAAGGATATTTGAAACGAATTATATTGTCCAGGTTGTATATCAATAAAACTATATTGATTTGGAGCGATTGTAAATTGAGAACCGAAACTTGCCTGTGGTGAAAAACTATACAATAATGAGTTAGGAATAGCATAATTGTTGTTAAGTAAATTACAAGTTAAAACGTATGATGAAAGAGGTGAAACTTGTGGAACAGAAGAACTGCTAAAAGATTGAATTGTTGTATAACTTGGTGATTGAGAAGCACTCATAGAATAGAAAGTTCCAGTAATAGCACCTACTGACTGTGATACAGAAACTACCCAAGAGTTCCCTGAACCAGAAACAATATAAGTTCCTAGTGTTATACCTGTTCCACTAATAACCATACCTGCTAAAAGAGAAGGAGAACCAGTTGTAGTTAAAGTAGTGGAACTAATAGAAGTAATAGAAAAAGTTGTAGTAGAAGGTGAAATTGTAATAGTTGCTTGTGCTAAACTTGTTGTAGGAGTTGTTGTAGCATAACCAGTTTGACCTTGTGGATAATATCCTGCTTCGTAACCGATAATATTTCTAAAATTATTTGCTAAAACTCTAAACATAGGAGTAATAGGATTTGTAGGTCTGCTCCACAAAACAGGTGTAGTAGGTGATGATGTTGTAATACTACCAGTTGTATAAGTTCCTATTGTGTATGTTGATGCTGGATATAAGGTAAGAGAAATAGGAAAAGTATTAACAGAAATAGTATAAGTTGATGAATTAACTACAAGAGTAATAAAATAATAATAATTACCTTGTGCGTCTAATAAATAATGACCCTGTTGAACCATACAGAAGTGAAGAAAGTCATTAAGTTGTCCTATATCATAAAATCCATCAGGTATAGTAATTGTAATTTCACGTCCATCAACCCATACATAACTAAATTTATTATTTGATTGTGCTGAGGTAATATTGAATGTAGAATAATACATCTGTATAGACCCAAGAGCAAGTTTTTGACCTGCTTTAAAATCTACATTACCAGCAGGAAAGTCATATTTATATACAGAATTATTTGTTCCAGAAACTACGTTACTACTATTAACGATTAATGTTCTCATTATATATTATAGTTTATAAAATAATATTTGAAAATAATCTCTAAATAGATAGTTCAATAAGTAAATCCATACCATCTTTCTTTAATATTTTGCCTTGACCCATAAATTTCACTACTAGTTTCCTTAATTCCTTTAATAAAGCAACACTATTATTTCCTGCGAGATATTCTCCTTTTAAAAGAGTAAATCTTTCATTATCCGCTTTATCATCATCAGTAACAGTTCTTTTAAGTTTTAATGTATGAATAATACCAGCACCAGTAGCAATACGCTCAAATAATTGACGTTCTTCAATAGGAACTTGGTCGTATATACGATGACTTAATTTACCTGTTTCTAAAAGGTCTAATAAAAAATCTTTAAAAATATCACTAATAGGAGTTGGTTTAAATTGAGGAATTCGTCCTAAACTAGGAAATTTTACGTTTAAAATATCTCGTTCTTTTAGTTGAGGCATATTAACAACATACTTACCTAATTGCCTATAAGTTGGTTCAGGATTAAAGGCGACACCTTGACCTATTTTTTTAGTAATTATTCTTCCGTTTTTTGCTTTTTTTAAACCATAACCTTCCTTTGTTGTTCCAGTAAATTCACTAACGCTTTCTTGTGATGCTCCTGCTTCTAAACCTCTCGTTTTAATATAATCTTTTAATGAACTAAGAGTTGGTTTTCCACCTATTCTCTCATTATACCAGTTTCTAAAATCCTCACTTTGTCTATATAATCTATCTAAATATTTACTATCAACTAGTTCATTATTACCACTATTATAAATAATATATAGCGATGATGCTCCACTAGGAGTTCCACCACTAACCTTTTTTGCTATTGCTAATGATGGAACTTCTAATACAGGTAAATCTATTCTATTTTCTATATTTATATCAATTGATTTACCTTTAATACTACTTTCAGCAATATCTCTTCTAATTTCATCTAAACTATCTAGTTGTCTATTACTAATACTTGTAACAAATTCTTCTATTTGTGATATTGCTGTTGCCTGTGATATTCTATTACTTCTAATGTCTTCTATAAGCATAGATAATTGAGTTTGTGTAGGTAAATCAGCAGTAAGGGTTTGTAGCATATTTAAAGTTTCAAATTGTAATAGTTCTTGCTCTCCACTAATTTTTTCTAAATCTCGTTTAGATGGTATAGCGTCTTGTATTAATCTTAATCTTTCTAAAAGAGGTGCTACTATGTTTTGAGGTTGTTTATCTAAATAACTACCTAAAATATCAAACTGGTTTTTTGTAGGCATAATCGCCATAATATCATTAATATTATCGGTTAAAGCATTAAATTTGTTAGTAATAGAAGATAAATTCGTAGAAATTCCTTTGGACGCATTAAGTTCTTCCATAAACTTCCTTAAATATTCTATAAAAAAACTAGGTGATAAAAGTTTCAAATTAAATTTCTTCTTAATATCACGCTCTATTTGTGGAAAGGTTGTATTTAAAACAAACAATTCATCAGGATTTAATTGTGAGATTATATCACCTGCTTCTCTATAAACAAATAACTTTAATAAATTATCAAGGGCGGTTTTTTCTTGGAATGCTGTATCTGCTTGTAATTCAGCAGGACTTTTTGTTTGCTGTGGTAAAGGTTCATAAATTTCACCCTGTTGAAAATTTTTTCTTGCTTGTGATATATTAGCATCATTAGCAATTGCTATACGAAGCAATTCGTCTTGCGTCATAGCACCCTTAGAATAGTCGCTCGGTTTTCGTAAATTTCTAATCATTAAACTACCAGTTCCACTCATTCTACTTTATATAGTATTACAAGAATTTAATTAAAAAAAAATTATAAAAATACTTTCTAAATAGTATCCTATTTATAAATTGTTTTGTGTTTCTATATCATAGTAATCGCTAAATCCTTTTCTAAATCTATCTTCTGGTGTTGTTTCCAAATCTATCATAAGAAAATTTTGTTTATCAGCAGTTGCGTCCTTATACATCGCAGTTAAAGTTTCTTTTGTTAATCCTAAATCAAATTCACGAGCAATCATCGTAAGGTTTTTCATACTACTAATTTGTTTTACAATAAGATATGTCATATTATTTCTAATCATCTTCGGCACAGCATAATAGGATTGCGTAATATAGCATAAACTTGCGTTTTTTTTTCTTGCTCTTAAAAAGAATTGCTCCATAGGTTTCTGGTTCTTTTCACCTACCAAATCGTCCATAATAATTAATGTTTGTTGAGATTTATCTAATTTATCCAAATCAGGCAATCCATCTTTATCAATTTCCATAATTTTTAAACCCTTTTTACCAAGTTTCTCATCAATATAGTTATATAAAGGTTCATCTTTATTTTTCGTCACGATGTAGATATTTTCAAACGTATCAGGCATATTGTATATTAAGGACATTAGTGTTTGAGTTTTTCCGCTTCCAGAAGAACCGCATATTATCATACGGAATGGTAATTTGATATGATGTATTTCATAGTGCGGATTGTGTGTTTTTAGCAAAAATCTTTCAGGAATTTTTTTATACCAATCTACTAATTCTGCTTTTTTCGGCATTATATACTATAATAATATAAATTTTTAAAGTATATATATATTATAATATTATGAGCATTCAATCAATAGAAAATCCAGCACCTATTTATAATACAAGTATTTTTATACCTAAATTATGGAGCAATACTACAAAAAATACTACTAATATTATTACTACCACAGGAACTACTGATTTTATTGGAGATATATCGCTTTATACTGGAACAGCATTACCATCTAATAAATTTTTATGGTGTGATGGTGAGGATTTTGGAGAAAATATTTATCCTGAATTAGCAGTTATACTTAAAAATTATAAGAAATTATCTCCTACGCCTGGTGGTTCAAGTTTTAATAGTGGCAGTAGTAGTAATTCTTTTTCTTTTAATATATTAGGTAGTAGTACTTCTCCTCTAAGAACAGAAACTATTGCTTCTATTAATGGTGTATCTGGTTATAAGGGAGGGACTTGGACTATTACAACTTCTATTAATTATACAGTAACAGGTAGTTATGTTAAATCAACATCAGCATCAGGCAGTATTAGAATTATAGCAAATTTTCCTATAGGTTTTAAATTATATACAGGAACAGGAACTCTAATAAAAACTCTTCCTTTTACTACTACAACATCATCAGCAAATTTAACTAATGTAGGATTTAATGTTGTAAATAATGGTGGTGCTGGTTCTAGTATTTTTTATTCTGCTTCTCAATTTGTTTCAGGATACACAATAACTTGTGATTTGGCGTATGGTTCAACAGGCAATTATAATATTAAAGCAGAATATCTGGAAACCTTTACAGCAATTCCAACTAGTGCTGGTTTTACTTCACTCTCTTGTAGTTCTTCTACATCAATTAATACTAATACTTATACTAATTCTTTTTCTATTACTTCTGGAACAGGAACAATAACACCAATAACTACAATACCAAATACTCTACTTACTCCTTCTATAACTTATACTCCTGTTCTTCTTCCTTATACACCAGATTTTAGAAATAGAAATATTATCAATTATACTAGTTCTTGTTATACTACAAATACAGTTCCACAAGTTACTTATGACGCAACTTGTACTTCTGTTAGTGGTAATAGAACTATGACTTTAAGTCAATTAGAAACTCACGCACACGGATATAATATATCTCCTACCGTAAGTGCTGTTACTGGTGTTAATTCTAATACTGCTCCTAGAACTTTTAATGCTTTTGTTTCTCGTGCTAATTTATTAGATAGTGTTGGAACAACGTCTGGTGCTAATTTAACACAAGGAACAATATCAACAATACCATCATCACAAACAGATTTATATTCGCCGTTTGTTGTTGTTAATTATATTATTAGAGCATTATTGTAAAAGTATATTTTTTTAAAAATATATATATATATAATATTATGGCGGAACAATCAATAACAAATCCAGCACCCTTTATTAATACACCTATTTTTATTCCTGAGTATTGGGGTCAAACTGAATTATATACAACAACATCAACAATAAATAGTGATTTATCTTTAATAGGTCAAATTAAGATGGTAGCCAGAACAACCTTACCATCAATAAACTGGAAGTGGTGTGATGGAAGTCTTTTAGATAAAAACCTATATCCTGATTTGTATGATTTAATTGCTTATACATACGGAGGTTCTGGTAGTAATTTTAAACTTCCAGATTTTACAAGTAAAAGAAGTGCTATTGGGGCACAATCTACTAATGCTTTAACAATATCTATTGATGGAACTAATAAAACAACAAATTCAATTAGTAATATTGTTCCGTCTGTTAATACTATGGCGTCTCATAATCATAATTATACATTAAGATTATCAGATAATAGTACTACTGTAATAACAAGTATATCTAATAATTATACTAATAATGGTGATACTGTTCTATGGTTTAATACAGACCCCCTAACTTTTTTTGGTGTTACTCCTATTGGAGGAGGTATGAGTATAAGTAATAATGGTGGAAGCACAGAATATTTACCTCCGTTTTTTGTATGTAATTATATTATTAGAGTTAAGTAGTAGGGAGCGAAAATTTATAATATAAAAATATAGTATATAATGAACGAAGGTCAAAAATATCCTTTATTTAAAACAGATATTTTTATTCCTAGTTATTGGGTTTATCCTGTTGTAGCAACAGAAGGCGTTGCTAGTAATATTATAATTGGAGAAATTAGAATTTGGAACGGAATAATAACTAATATACCTTATGGTTGGTTAGTTTGTGATGGTTCTCTTATTAGTAAAACTCTATATCCTGAATTATTTGATGAACTTAATTATACCTATGGAGGTTCTGGTGATAATTTTAGTCTTCCACCACAATCTTCTATACCTATTGGTGCTGATGATACTGATTTTTTGAATATTTCTTATAGAAGTAGTAGTGTAAGTAGTGGTGGAACTAAAAACGTTCCATTATCAACTCATACACATACTCCTAGTCAAGCGTTTATTAATGGATTTTTTACTGATGTTTTCTCTAATGTAGCAGATAGAGGAGGAAATCAAAATCCTACTAATGTTACTGGTGGTAGTGCTACTAGGTTAGCAATTGCTGGTGGTAGTCTTAGTAACGTAGGTAGTGGAACAGAATTATTACCGCCTTTTATAGCAACTATTCTAATTATTAGAGCATACTATTAACCGAACTCCTTATAAATCCACCCTGTTATAATATATTTATCATCACTAATAGGCATTATTCCTGCGTGTGGATAAGTCCAAGATGCTGGAAATAAGCATAACTTACCTTTTTCTGGTTTAATTTTACCTCTATCATAAAAGTGAGTTTCACCACCTTCTTCAATAGTATTTAAATACCAGATATAAGTTAAAAATCTACTACTTCTATTTTCATAATTTATATGTCCGTCATTATGAAATATATAGTTTCCTACTCCTTTTTCGTATTTTTGTATTTGAAAACCTAAATCATTACAATTATTAATTGTTAATATAGGTATGTCTTTATTAATATGAATTAAATATAAATCAAGTGCTTTTGATAATTCATTAACTAACACTAAATCTAAATCTCTCCAATTATCAGGGTTCATAGATAGGTGAAAATCATAAGTTCTTTTTATATCTTTATTTAGACCTAAAAACGTAACACCTTCTTTTTTATTTGGTTCTTCCTCAAATCTTTTTATTATACCATCACACAGAGACGATGATAGTGAGTTTTTTATAGAAAAAATATAATTATCTGTTGTAATTGAATTATTCATAATATAATATATCATAATATTATAATATGAGTATATCAACGCCACCTACTTTTATTTTAGATATTTTTATACCTTATTATTGGAATATAGGTCAAACGGAAATTACACAAGATTATGCTGACGCTCATTATTTAAAATTTCCTGTGGGTCAAGGAACACAAAGCATACCTAACCTTACTGTATCTGGAACAACCACACTCGCTAATACATCAGTTTCTACTTTAACTGCTAGTGGAACTTCTAATTTAGGGGTTACTAATACAGATAATTTATCTATTAATAGTGGAACTGCTATTTACTCAATACAAGGGGGCACTATTTCTTCTGCTGGATATGAAACAACTCTTACTTTTCCTTATGCTCTTCCTTCTACTAATTATCAAATATTCGCTCAACCTTTAACTGCTACTGCTGGTAATTTTTATCAAATTACCTTTACAACAAAAACCTCTTCCTCAATTTTAATTAGAAAGCAAGTTATACAACCTCCTAGCACAACTATTATTACTACTGCCGATAGTACTGATTTAATGTGGTTTCTTTTTTCTTATAACTAGTAATATTTTTATAAAAGTATAATATAATATGAGTTTATCTCCACCACCTACATCAATTTTACCTATATTTATACCTCAATTTTGGAGAAATACAAGTGAAATTATTACGTTAGAATATGCTGATAATAATTATTTATCTTATCCAATAGCACAAGGAAACGAAAAAATACCTAATCTTCTTGTATCTGGAACTACTTCACTAGCAAATACATCAGTTTCTAATTTAACTGCTATATCTTCAATATTACAATTAGTAAATAGTGGTAATTTAAGGATAAATAATACTTCAACTATTTTAGCATATCAACAGGGACAACAAGCATTCTCAACTTCTTTTTCATTCACATTATCACCTGCCTTTCCATCTGCTAATTATGTTGTTATAACGAGTGTAACTAATCCTAATACTGGTAGATTTTTATCTGTTAATGTATCTAATAAATTAACAACTGGATTTACCTTAACAAAAAGAGCAATTCTTCCTGCTACTTCTGGATATGCTATTGCGACAGAAACTAATCAAACTATCCAGTGGTTTGCTATTTTATTATCTTAATATATAATTATGATAGAAAACGACTGGTGTCCTGATATTGAAAGCGTATTAGAAAATATACGACAAAATAGCGTTATACTATCACAAGAACATAAAAAACGATACTTTGAGTTAAAAGAATGTTTAAAGTATTACCGACTTCCTGTAATCGTAATTTCTGGCGTGAATTCAATTGTGAGCGTTGGACTTCAACCTTATATTCAACAAGGTTTAATTAGTGTAATTACTTGCTTATTAGCGTTAATATGTTCTATTATTGGTTCTATTGAACTCTATTTATCTATACAGAAGAGTATGGAAAGTGAATTAATATCACAAAGAGATTTTTATTTATTATCTGTTGATATATTTAAAACTTTAAGTTTAGCAAAAGAACATAGACCTATTCCAGCAAAAGAATATTTAGAGGTTAAATATAATGAGTATGTTAAATTAGTTGAGAGCAGTAATGCCGTAGCAAAAAAATTAGAAGATAAACTTTCTCCTATTATTGAAAATCGTTCTATTAAAACTAATAATAATAATACTGATATTATATAGTATGCCGAGTATAATAGATAATCCTGAATTGTATGAAAAAGTAAAGCGAATTGTGTATCAAGAATATCCAAAGCATTCTGCGTATCGTAGCGGTCAATTAGTTAAGCGATATAAAGAGATGGGTGGAACTTATAGTGGTAAAAAAGATAATAGTGGTTTAACAAGTTGGTTCAAAGAAAACTGGAAAGATATTGGTGGTTTAGATTATCCTGTTTATAGACCTACAAAGCGAGTAAATAAAAATACTCCTTTAACTCCTGATGAGATTGACCCTGAAAATCTATTACAACAAATACTTTTAAAACAGAAATACAAAGGTGATAAAAACCTACCTGCTTTTCAAGGAAAAGGTGTTCCTCTTGCTTTTGATGAATATAAAATTACACCTTATTCTTATCAACAAGCAAAAAAACTAGGAGTAAAAATTGCTCCAAGTAAAAATCCTAAAAAAAAAATTGATGTTTTTGATTGGAATAATCAATATATTTTAAGTATTGGAGCAAAAGGATATAAAGATTATCCTACGTATTTAGATGAAAAGGGTAAAGATTATGCTGATAATAGGCGTAGGTTATATAAAATTAGACACGAGCGAAATAGACACAAATTAGGAACTCCTGCTTATTATGCCGACCAATTACTCTGGTAATAATAATTTGAAAATATTATTATATATTGAATATATATAATAATGACTGCTTGGACTGATTACGTTAAAAAATTTGCGAAAGATAATAATATGACTTATGGATGTGCTTTAAGCGACCCTGCTTGTTCGTCTGGTTATAGAAATAAACAACCACCTAAACGCAAAAAACTATCACAAGGGGTTGAACGAGAATTAATGGGTTTTGAAGAAGACGATACAAAAAAATATAATAAACAACTTAAACATAGAAAACAAGTTGAGAAATTAAAATCTATTTTAGATAAAAAAGTTTTAGATAAAGAAGTTTCGTTTATGGCGAAAGAAGATATTAATAGATTTGTTCCAGTTCAAGATTTAGCAGGAAATATTATTAATATTCCTAAAAAAAAAAAGAGTGGTAGAAGAAAAAAAGGTGAAGAAAATATTACTATGACTATTAAGGAAGTTAAAAAAAGAGGGCGTCCAAAGAAATACGCTACGGCAGAAGAAGCAAGAAAAGCGAAGATTGCTAATACTATTGCTAGTGCTAAAAAACGAAAAGTAGCACAAGGTAAGGGTATAAAGGTTGGTGGTCTTGTTGGAAAAGCAATAACACCACAAGAAGCATACGCCCTTTATAGAGATTATTTGAATACTTTTAATAATAATCCTACACAGGAAACAATAAATTCATTAAAGACAAGGTGGGATAATGTTGATTTTGGAAATAGGGATATTAGTGAATGGAGAAACTCGTGGTCAGCACAGATAATAGGCGAACTATTTCAAAAATTATATGGTGATGAAGTAGGTGATATGGAGATGAATTTGGGAGGAACTCTACCTATACTACCTATAAACTCGTTTAGGATTGATGGTGATGATGATAGTGGTGCGAGTAGTGGAGAAAGCGAGGAGGGTGCTGGATTATTATCCAAAGTAGCACAAGGTAAGGGTATGATACGTGGAGGTACAATTCCAAAAAAACCACGAAAACGAAAAACACGAGAAGAAAAGCGTGAAGTACAGAAAGCGTATGACACAAGACGTTTAACTGACCCTCAAAGAAGGATAAAAAAACGAATAGATAATTTCGTAAGCAGTAGAATTAAAATAGAAAAAAAAAGAAGACAAGAAAACAATGAAACACCTATGACGGAAGATGAAGAAACCGAAATGAGAAAAAATATTCGTGAAAGAAGAACACGTGAATTACTCCCTACTAGTCCTAATCGTGAATTACTCACTATTAATCCTAATATTTTTGATGATGAGGGTGGTGATGAATTTCTTATACCTAATGAATTTCTTGGTGATATGGGCGAAGATGATTTGGAATTATTAGATGATTACAACGAAGGTGCTGGTATGCTACGTGGTGGTCGTCTTATTAAGACATTATCACCAAGAGATGCGTATGCTATTTTTAGAGATTATATGACCTTTTATAATGCTAGTCCTACTGACGTAAGAATAAATTTATTACAAGAAAGATTTGTTAGAGAATTTAGTGGTAGAACCCCTAGTGATTGGACTAATGACTGGACACGAAATATAATAGGAGCACTTTATACGAATTTATACAGAATAATGGACGGAGCAATTATACCCATCCCTCCTATAACTGCGTTTAGACCTATCCAATACAGTGAAGAATATGATGATAATACAAGTTACGAAAGCGAACTAACTGGTAATGGTATTTTTAATACTATTTATAATCTAGGTAATCTAGATACTATAAAAAAAGTTATTCAAGGGCGTAATGATTTCTCTCCAAAGGTTTATAAAATTATTAATCAATTTAGTAATAAAGTTATTACTGGTATTACTTTACATAGAACACCATTAAATAAATCTATAATGACTGCTTTACAAGTGGCTAGTGGTAATACTTTTAGTCAAAAATTAAGTAATACCCCTTATGATACACTATTTCACCTATTTATGTGTATTAATTTTCAAGGTAAATCCTTTGTTTTAGAAAAGAATGAAGTTATTAATGCTGAAAATAGTTGTAAAATATCTTCTGTAACCGAAAGTAAAACTATAACTAATATACCAACTGGATTAACCTTAAAACAAGCACTAGATAAGACACAGAAAAGTATGGGTAATAAATTTTTTACTTACTCAGCAAAGGATAATAATTGTCAGGATTTTATTGTTTCCTTTTTAACAGCAAATAATATTGGAAGTTCTAATGATATTGTATGGGTTAAACAAGATACAAAATCTCTATTTGAAGGAAACGATACATTAAGAAAGATTACTAATACTATTACTGATATTGGAGCGAGAGTTGATGTATTAAGACAAGGTGCTGGAATTATTGATTTTGAAGATATGAAGTGGGGTAGTTTTAGCAAACAATTAAAAGCGTATAATTCTCAACATAATAAAAAACTTGATTTACACAACTTTGCTATGATGATACTTGCTAATCCTGATAAGTTCAAAGACCGAACCAAGAAGAGAGCAAGGTTTTATATTAATGTTATTCTTAAAAAAGGTGGTATGATTGATGAAGAGAATGACCCTTTATTCCAAAATCCTTTACCTATTGTTGCTAATCCTCCGCCACCACCTCCTCCTCCACCTGAACCTGAACCAGTTAATATACCTACTCCTGTTGCTACTAAAAAGAATGATAAGATAAAGGATAAGATAAAGGGCGGAAAAATAAAATCTCCTAATAATAATATAGGTATGGCGAACTCTTGGATTAATCACGTTAAAAACTTTGCTAAAAAACATAATATTAAGTATAATGAGGCACTAAAACACCCTGATTGTAAATCAAGTTATAAAAAGGGTATGGGTATTCCTACACAAGACGATGAACTTATTGCTATAAAATACGACCAGCGTAATCTTGGTGCTAATGGTAAGGTAAATTTAAACTAATAGGAGGGTCTGTTGCCCCTGATAAAAGCAACTATATAATCGCTATACCATCGTATAAAAGACCTGATATTTGTTTAAATCAAACTTTAACAACACTAAAAAAAAATAATATACCATCAAATATTATTGATATTTTTGTTGCTAATAAGGAAGAAGAGCAAATATATAAGGATAAAATACCGAAGGAAGATTATAATAGTATTATTGTAGGAGTTAAAGGTTTAGTAAATCAACGTGAATTTATTACTAATTATTATAAGGAAGGAAAAGAGATTATACAACTTGATGATGATATTAGAAAAATTGATTTATCTAATTCTCCATTATTTAAAAGTAAATCATTAGATTATTTTTTTAAGTATGCTTTTGAGGTTTGTAAAAAGGAAGATGCTTATATTTGGGGCGTTTATCCTGCTAATAATCCTTACTTTATGAAAAATAGACAAGAATATACTACTGAACTAAATTATATAGTTGGTTGTTGTTTTGGTATTATTAATCGTAATAAAAAATCACTAAAACCTATAATATCAAATAATTATGATGGTAATAAGGAAGATGTTGAGAGAAGTATTTTATATTTTATTGAAGATGGTAAGGTTATAAGATTTAATAAGGTGTCGTTTGATACTAAATATTATAATAATACTGGTGGTATGGGAACTTTTGAAGAACGATTAAAACCTATGAAAGAAGCATCAATAGCGTTAGAAAAAAAATATGGTAATTATGGATATATATTTAAAAGACCTAGTGGTATGACGGAGTTTAGATTAAAAAAATTAAAGGGTAATACTATGGAAGGTGGTAAATTATCAGTTGAGGAATTAGATAGAGATAATCCTGATAATACAGAGGTATTTGTAGATAAGATTGTAATTACACCTAAAATAAAGCAATTACAAAAAAAAATAGAAGAACTTATTTCTAACGCAAACATACCTCCTGTATCAAGTGGCTTTTATCATAGTGGTTCTAAAAAGCGTGGTGAAATTATTGGAACAAAAGGTTATACTTTTAATTTAGGTGGTGGTAGAAGAAGATTTTTACCTGTTGGTGAGTTCTCAAAGAATAAGGAAAATCCTGAATTATTTAAAGCAATTGTAGAATATGCGAATGAAATATTACCTACTGGATTTGAGTATTCTGTTATTACTGTAAATAAAAATTTAAAAGCAAAGAA